CGTATCCCGCGAATATGTTGCCCGCTCCTTGGCACACCCAGCCTGCACTGTCGCCTAGTCCAGTATTATTGCCAGCGGTCACTCCCTGTTCCAATGCGCGAAAACCTACTGCAGTTGCCCCAACCCCTGTGGCATTGAAGCGGCCTGCACGAGTACCCACATAGGTGCAGTCGGATAGGTCAACGCCAAATTGTGCGGCCACTACGCCAATTGCAATATTAGAAGACTGGGAACTCTGCAATTCCAATGCAGATTCGCCAATACCGATATTAGAACCGCCGCTCGTTATGCTATTACATGCCTTTAGGCCAACACCCATATTGCGCTGGCCACTAGGCAACACTGCAGGGCCATTAGTGCCCAGCCAGAAATTAAAGTTACCAGCATCCCAGCGCGCAAAATCAATACCCAGCGACTTAATATGCGTTTGCGCCCCTGTCCCGAGTACTACTTGTTTACTCGCAGTAGCCGATGCACCGTGACCAATAACGATGACGTCATTATTCGTCGCACCACCTAACGCATTGTATCCAAGCAGGGTTTGCCTTACTCCAGTTGTTGTGTCCCCTCCCGCATTTGTTCCGACCGCAGTGCAGGGTCCACCCACCGATCTATTCAACGCGTAGGCGCCAACAGCCACAACTTCGTTACCGTTATATGAGTAGGCGGCGTTCCGGCCAATGGCAATATTTGAAGCGTTACCACCCGTAGCAAGCGCCATTGCACTAGAACCAACAATGACATTATTGTTTGCACCTGAAGCACGGTATGCAGCGATATCGCCGACCATCACGTTGTCGCTTCCCGAAGATACGTCTCGGCCTGCGTTATACCCTGCAAGAACGTTTCTGGTGCCTGTAGTAATTCCTCCGCCAGCACCAGTTCCTATACACACGTTCCTTTCGTCTGCAGCGGTACTATTCGTCGTTGCAGCATCGAGATTGAGTGGATCATCCGGTATTCCCTTGTCAGTTGGCATATTCTCTCCACAAGTCAAGAATCCACAAACAACGGGATTGCCTAGGTTGAAAGTTACTGCACGGCGGTAACCACAGGTTTTAATGGGCTCCTAAGGAAGACTACTGATGGGACATACAGGGTGTCTAGCGCATAGCTGCGAGACTTTAACAGCTGACTGATTCCAGTGTAGGGCATGATCGCGCCAACGGTTGGATTGAAGATAATCGGTTTCGCGCCAATAGAGCGAATGTAATCAAGCAGGTAGGTGATCTGGAATTGGAACACCTGCGGCGACCTGTCCTGGTAGTAGTCATTGGTGGACCCAATAACCCACACATAATCAGGCTTTTCGCCAGCCACATCCTTGAAGAAGCGAGCTACCATCTGGTCAGTGCGGTTGCCTGGTATCCCTTTGCTGATCACGATTGCGTTGTCCAACCGCTCCTTCAGGCGCTGGTGAATACCGCCGCCTGGAGTGGACCAGCTGTCCCCCAGAATCACATGCTTGCCACGATTGAGCTCTTCGGCGGGTGAAAGAGCGTGGTAATGAGTGATCGAGCCTGGGTAGAAGACGGCTGCACCAGATGTTGGCACTGTGACTTTCACCCGAATTTTACTGCCCGCAACAATCGTGTAAGGGATGTCGACGGAGGCGATGGTGTTGTCTCTGGTAACCTGGGTCCTTGCCACCTCAACCACTTCGCCGGTCTGCCGAAGCTCGGTCACGACGATATCGAGGGTGGCCGCTTGCTTGCCGTCCTGCTTGCCCGGGTTGATCACAATATTGGTGACCATGTTCTCGTAGAGCGATACGGCAGGCTTCGACGCGACGCCACTGCCGGCGTTTCCTGTATGTACAGCGATACCTACGCCATCCTCAGGCTGGCCGCCAACGTCACCATAGCCGGACGCCGGAGCAGGCATGGATTTGGCGCCGTTGATAGTTTCCCATCCAGACGCTGACTTGAACTGCACTGCACGACGCAGCATCGGCCTTTGCGCTAATTGGCGAAGAGCATCATCCACTACGCAGGCGAACCCGAACTGATTGGCGTGTGCATCATCACGGTAGAAGTTGTAGAACTTCCCGCCTTGAGCCATTGCGCGCGGCAGTGGACGGTCGATGGTTACCTGGTCATTCCCGGCATCTGTGATCACCACAGGGTAATAAGTACTGTCATCCCCCTCGTAGCAGGCAAGTTGGCCACGGCTGAAGCCTTTAGTTGTGGAAAGCGGAATAATCGATCCGCCAGCAGCAACGGGAGCGCGGGCCGTAGCAGTAATGATGCCGCCCGGCTCATTGGTGTACCACCCCACACCGGACAGCGTGCCGAAGTGGAGGTCGATGAAAGCGGGGTTCAGGTCGTTGTGCTTGATGGGTTCAGCTACAACAGGCGACGCAGCTAACAGGGCCGTAAACAGGGAAACCAAGAAACGCATGCGGAACTGTCCGTCCATGAGTAGTTCCGCATTATCACATCACACCAATGATTGCTGCCAGCAGATGTCGGCCAAAATCCAGGCGGTAATCGGCGACCCCGTACCATTGGTCACGCTCAATTTCACGAAGCGCAAAGCGGTGTCAGTCCTGGGTAGCGGGAAGTCATTGGTGACGCCTATGCCCGTGAACGTCGAGAGATCGACCGCGCCAGCGCCATCGGCAGCCGAGCTGTACTCCAGCTTCAGCGTCATGCCTACAAGTGATTGAGTCAGGAAGCGGAGCATCGCCGGCAGCCTAGTTTGCCCCGGGCTCACCGCCAGGACCGTGGTAGCACCAGCCGCTACAGTGACCGATCCCGAGTAGGTGAAGTTGCGTTGTACGCCCCCAGGGCCGTTAGGCCCCAGCTCCTGCGGAACGTAACGGATATTGAGCGCGTAGCTCCGCGACTTGGTCAGTTGCTCCGGCACATAGCTGATCGCGCCTACCGTGGCATTGAAGAAGATCGGTTGAGCGCCAATTTGCTGGATCATGTTGCGCAACTGGTGGATCTGCTGCTCAAAATCAGCATTGCTCACATCGGCGTAGTAATCATTCGTGCCGACCATGACCCATACGTAATCGGGGTTCTGCGGGACTACATCCGTTTGAAAGCGAGCGATCAACTGCGACGCCCGGTTTCCTGGCACGCCTGCACTGACCACGGTGGCCTTGTTGAGTCGAGCAATCAGCCGGTTGTGGAAATCGCCACCACTGGTGAACCAGCTGTCGCCAAGCAATACATGCTTCCCTCTGTTGACGTCGTTCAGATACCCGCCGACACGGTTGTGCATCATGGCGCCGATGTAGAAGCGCCAAGGCCCAGAGTTTGGAGAGAGAACACGGACGCGAATATAGCTTCCCGGGCGGGAGGTGTACTTGAGTTCCTGCAAGCCTGCCGCCCCCCATGCTGGGGTGACAGCGAGGAAGGCGATGGTCTGCGTCAAGCCCTCGGCCGTTGTTTCCTCGACGCCAATGTTGACCGTTCCAGTGAAACCACCGTCTCGGGTGCCTGGGTTGATGTAGATTTGCGTGACGTAGTCACCGCCGGTAAGGGCGACGGGGCGTGATAAAGCGCCAGCGTTCGCCGCCGATGCGTGCTGGACCAGAATAGAGCGCTCGCCAATTGCTGCGCCACTCGGGTTGTCGTAGCTCGTGGCGGTTTGCGACGTAAGCGTAGCGCCAAGAACCGGAGTCCATACGGAAGCATCTTTCGCCTGGTACTCGGTGCGCATCAGTCGCTTCTTGCGGAGTTGCCTCAGGCCGTCATCACACACCGCATTGAAGCCATACGTGTTGGCGTGAGCGTCATCCCGGTAGAAGTTGTACAGCAGCGATCCATTGGCGACTGGAGCCGGGAGCGGAAGTGCCATCGTGAGCGTCAGGGTGCCGATCAGTTTGATCACCGACGTGTAGTACTCGCCATTTGTGGCCAAGTACACTACAAGCTGCCCACTGTAGAGGCCTGTAACGTTGTTCACCGTGATGGTGTTTGACGTTGATCCGGTCACAGTGTGAGGAACAATGTTGCCTGGCTCAGAAGCAGTCCATCCAACACCCTGCAGAATTCCGAAGTGCAGGTCGATCAGAGCGGGCTCAAGTGTGTTGCCGAATAGACGATTGACATTCCCTGCTGCAGCGATGGCGCTCGCATTGGCTTGAATCTGCGCTTCTTGAGACAGGTTCACTGCCTCAATAGCGGAGAGATCGGCATCGACCGTGCTCCCCCCCCTATGCACCATCGTCGCGCCAGTCGAAGAAGCCAACGCCTGGCGCAAGGCGGCATCCCCGACAGCCTGAAGCTTTGGCGCATCCGTGGCCCAGGTCCCGGTCAGTGTCAGCGGGATATCCGCAGCATTGATCACCCTGTACAACTCGCCGTCACGCTGAACCAGTTGGGTTTGCCGATCTACGACGATGCCGGCGCCATAAATCACGTAGACCGACTCATAGCCCTGCGCGATCAGGTAGTCAGTTACTTGCTGCATGATCCCGCGCCAGGACTTCAACGGCACGCCAAGACGGCTCAGATACTCGGCCAGAGGTCCATTGAGCAGTAAGTCGATGATGCTGGTATTGTCGTAGAGGTCGCGGGGATCGCTGGAGCCATCTGGTTCAACGGGGTTGCCAGTGTTGTAGCGCATAGATTCTCCGGGCACAAAAAAGCCCGCGCTAGGCGGGCATGCTCGTTTCAGGTGCCGGTCATGCCGGCGGGAAGTTGTCGTCGTCCAGGTAGACGCGCTCGTCGTAGTTCACTGCGGTGACGTTGCAGCTGACGGTGCCGCTTGGGTTGACCTCTTTGATCAGCGCGGGATAGCAGAACTTGGCCTTTGGCCCGAATTGGAGCACTGGCGCGTCCATAGCGCTGTTCAGCACCGGAACGAAATCCAGACTAGGGATGGTCAGGCGGTAGTCATCGATGCGAGTCGCCACGTAGGGGCCAGAGACGCTGCCATCACGACGCCGAAGAGCAATCCAGTGCTCACCACTTGCCGACCAGTCGAAACGCTCGGAGGAAACCAGCATGTGCTGGCTACCCAGCTTCGCATACCCCTTGAGCATTGCGCTCTGGCCGTAACCCGGCGTGGTATCGCCAAGCAGCGCGTAGTCGAGGTATCCGCTATTAAGTGCGTCCAGCTCCGTGGAAAAGCTGTACCGCTTGCGCTGGTAGACCTGCTGCCGGCGGCGACGCATACCGTAGCGCCAGGCTCGGGTCTCGTCGCCGATTCCCTCGACCTTAACCTTCTCGGTTCTCAGCCCGAGATCGCCGGGCAAGCGGCATTCAACTGTCTCGACCTGCCAGGTGATGCCATCCGTGTATTCAACATCGACACCATCGAAGTCATCCTCTGTGACGTGCTCGGCCTCTCGCTTGAGTGGCTTGGTCATCACCTCAGGGTTATAGATGTGGTCGAAGTCGGGGCCGCGAGGCTCATCTCGCACCGGTCGGATCAGACCGCGGTCGATGGTCAGCTCGGAAAATCCGACTTGCAGCGCCTCGATCATGCAGGCCTTGATCGTGCTGGCCGAGTCGATCGTCCGGTCGTAGTAGTCGCCGCGGGCAGTCCAGATCGCCTGCAGGCGGTCCAACTCGTCAAGGTCCAGGTCTGAATCCCCATCCTCCACCGAGTATCCGACGCTCTCCGCGACATATCCAATCCAGGCCGCGATATCACGGGTCGGCTCTGGCGCCGTCCATGCTCCACCACGCCGGGTGCGCAGTTTGCGCGTAGCGATCACCGATACCTGGCTCTCGGATTGCGATGCGATGCGGTTACCACCTTTCACCCGCAGGGCCAGCAGTGTCACGCCGGCATAGCTGGTCGGTGCAGGCAAGTTCGCACGCAGCCCGTACCACTGGACGGTGTTGGCGTCCTGGGTGCTGGTGGACTTGGCTCCGATGCGCCGCATCCGCACTTCTGGCCGGATGTTGCCCGGGATATCCATGAATTCCGTGAAGCCCAGCTGGTCCAGGGTCATCTGGGTGTAAGTCTTCTTGAACGAAGTCCAGTCGCCAGCCGCCGCGATATCGCGATACTGCATCTCGACAGTGACTGACAGGTTGTTCAGATCGCCCTTCCCGCCCACATGCACCAGGCCTTGGGGAAAGAAGATGTCCCAGGCAATGCGGCTTGTGGTCGTCCCAGCAGGACAGGCAGGAAACGGGCCAGACCAGTCGCCCTCTTGCGTCGATCCGTCCAGGGTCAGGACAGCCGCAGAGGTGGTCAGCGCGTCATACCCAGGCCAGGTCGCATCGTTGTCACCCGCAGCGTTCATGCGCTCGACCGATATGGCCGACGTGCTAGCCGCTGTGATGCGGTAGCGCAGGCCACGGAAGCCAATTCCCATTACCAGGCCGGTACCGAGCGCCAGGCCGGTTGCAGCGCCTCCGGCGGCCCAGTCGAGCGTCATCTCGTCTGGTGCGGATCCGACGCCAGGGGTGTACGTGGCCACGGTGTAGTTGCCAGCATTCGCGCCGACGACCTCGATGGGCATGCCAACGTACAGGGCGAACTGGTCAAGGTTGCCGCGAATGATGTCCCGACCAGCACCGCCGTCAATGACATCCAAGGGATAACCGACCTCGATCCGCACGATCATGCCGGCGGCCCAACCGTTCGGGAATTGACCGGCACCGGTGGGAACAGTGATTGTCTTGGCCGCGAACTGATAGGACTGGGCGCTCGGCACCGGCGTCACGGCGTAGGTTGCCTTAAGCTCGATGCCAGCGGTTCCGGTTGAGGTTGCCCCAACCTCCGGCGCAGAGTGCCACCACTTGGCGGCGGTCTCGGCAGACAGGTTGGCGCCAGGCTCGTACAGCGTGAACTCCGCATCTTCACCAAGCGAGATCACCGGCGTCTCGCCGATCAGGATGCTGCTCACCGGAATGTCGTAGCTGCCCTTCCCCACCACCAGCAGCATCTCGATCCACTGGGAGCGCGGATCTTCGAAGTACCGGTTCGGCGGCAAGGCATAGTCCGGGTATGGCCGCTGCCGACCGGCGATTTCGCGGATGACAGCGTTCAGCTTGACCTGGTTGCCCTTGACCGTGGCCAAGCCCAGGTCGTTGCCGCGCTTGGTGTTTCCGCCACTGTTCAGGGACGGCATCTTCGTCATGAGCGCACCTAGCACTGCCTTGGCACCGAATACCAGAGCCAGGGTGATCGAGAACGGGTCGGTGCCCTTAGGCTCCCGATAGATCTCGACGCTATCCTCTGGCCCGAACTCGATGGTCGCCCACTGGGTCGGCAGCGCCCGCTCGCCATTGACGAACACGCTTACCGGCAACACCGCAGGCTCCACCT